GCTGCTTTCCACTTCGCTTGATTCTTTACAAACTCTAACTGTTCACGCATATAAGCACGACCTTTTCTTTTCCCTGGTTTTGGTGGAAAACACTGTTTATATGGTTTTACTTCAACCATAAATTTACGACCATCATTTAACTTAAATATGAAATCAGGATAATAATGATGAACTCTGTAATCTATTGGCGATCTGTATGGTATCTTAATTTCTTCACTTGCCCATGCTGTTACCTTGTCATTTTTATCTAAGTACACCATCATACGTCTTTCCCAATTAGAACGATATACAATTCTATTAGGGTCTCCAGCGTATTTCTTTGGATATGTTGGTTTGTAAATTCCTTTGTAGGCCATCTTAATATCACTTATAAATATTACTAAACATAATAGTATTTATGAGCAAAATAAGTAACCTTATCCAGAGCAATCTTTCTAACTTGTTGAACAATGTAGGGTCAACAGGTAATTCTATTGCTGACGCAGTATTAAATAAAGCAAAAAATAAGATGGCAGTTAATAAAGCTGCTAAAAACATCTTACAAAATTCACCTTTAGAAATATACGAAACCTCAGAAACAGGACATATGAGAGGCAACTTCTATGCCTACGGTCAAGTACATTATCCAGAAAATGTAATGGCACTGAACTCAGGTCATTATATAATTATAGACATATTAGAAACATCTACAATTGCTTCAGACTTAGGTCAGTATATGAGAAAAGGTGTTGTTAAAGGTTTAAGAGCTTTAGGTGCTGACGGTGCAGCTACAAAGGCAGCTGCTAAAGTTAAAAAGAAAAAATATGTTAAGGGTGTAAGAACAGCCACAGGTTACGAAGACAGAATTACAACGCCATCATCTGGTATCAACGCAGGTTTTGTTGGCGATAGACATACAAGAGTTTCAGACACTATAGTTTTATATACACCACCAGGAATGAAAACAACTTACACTGTAAACCACGAAGGTGTTGAAACAGGAATGTTAGGTGATGTATTAGGCATAAAAAGTTTTTCAGATTTAGCCGCAAGGTCAGGTGAAATAATGATGAAGATTGGTGCTGAGGCAGGTTCTATGATAACTTCATTAATACCTGGCGCAGGAGATTTAAAAGGTGCAATATCTAAAACAACAGGTAAGGCATTTAATAATAATTTAGAAATGGTTTTTAAAGGTGTGCCAATGAGAGAGTTTACTTATAACTTTGAGTTTGCACCTAAAAATAGAGTAGAACTAGATAGTGCAAGAAAAATTATTAATTTACTTAAATTACATATGCACCCCGAGCTTGGTGTTATGAATGACTTTATTGTGCCATCGCAATTTCAATTAACATTTATGTACTTAGACAGACGAAACATGTATATTCCTAAAATTAGTAAGTGTGTATTAAAAAACATGGACTTATCGCATGGTGATGAATCAGTGTTTAATACATTTGCAGGTGATAATTTTGGTGCAGCTCCTGTCATACAGAAAATGGGTTTAACATTTGCTGAAACGGAAGTTATGACAAAACAAACTATCGCAAGAGGATTTTAATAAATGTATTTCTCTTATTTTCCAAAAGGTACTTACGACATAGACAATACAGGCAATGTAAAAGTTGTAACTGATTTAATGCGTAGAGTAAAAGTTAGAACAAAAGTTTTAGATGAAGTTAGTTTGTACGATTTATATGATATACAAGAAAATGAAACACCAGAAATTACATCTACTAAACATTTTGGTAGCCCTTATTATCATTGGGTAATATTGATGACAAATAATATTACAGACAGATATTATGGGTGGCCGTTATCAACTTACGAGTTTGACCAATACATCAAAGACAAGTACGCAAATCCAGATGGTGTACATCACTATGAAGTAACACAATCAAGTGGTAAACAAACTGGTGAGGGTCCTAGTGACTATTCACACAAAGTAGAAGTAAACTCAGACGCCGCTGGTGCAGTTGCTGTTACAAATAGACAATATGAAGAAAGAGAACAAGATAAAAAAAGACAAATAAGACTTTTAAATGCGGCCTACTTGCCAATATTATTAGAAGAATTTGATAACCTAATTGGGGAATAGTAATGAATTTATACGACACACTGGACAGTAGTGTACTCACACGGCCAGGTCAATATTACCTTACAGACACAAAAATAGTATCATATAGATCAGGTACAGAAAACTCAGCGCCTGATAAGATAGACATAGGTTCATTAATCGCAGAAACAAATATATTTGAAAGTATATACAGTAAATCTCTTTCTGGCAACCTTTTTATTATAGATACACAAAACATTGTAGGTAATTTACCCTTAACAGGCAATGAAAGATTAGAATTTAAACTATACACACCATCAAGTCCTTTTGGTTATAACTTTAGTGAAGAATCAGGCCACCCTATGTACATTTACAAAATAACAAATAGAGCTGCAACAGGACCAAGGCAACAAGGATACACTTTACACTTTTGTAGTAAAGAAATGATAGATAACGAAACAAAATCATTAAGACATGCCTCTACAAGTACATATGATTTTATGGTCGCAGATATAGTAAAAAATCCAGACCACTTAGGCTCTAACAAACAATTTTTTTACGAACCGTCAATAGGTTTACATAAACATGTATTTACAAGAGTTAAACCATTTAAAGGCATAGAACAAATATCAAAAAATACAGTATCATCTAAGTTTTACAATTCAGGTTATTACTTTTACGAAACAAGTAGAGGTTATAACTTTAAATCACTTGAGTCTATGTTGGCCGTAGAAAGTAATACAGCAAGACCAGCAGTTGCTAGATTTAGACCAAAAGTATCAAACGTAAATGACGGTAAAGGTGAAAAAGATATAAAAAACGAAATGCAAATTGCAATTAATTATAAAATAGTTGACCAATTTGACCAACTAAAAAATTTGCGTAATGGTGTCTATGCAAGTAAATTAATCACGCATGACCAGTTTTACAAGACCACCAACATCAATGATTTTTCATATGAAGATGAATACGAAGAAATGATACACACCGAAACAGATCGTTATGGTGGTAAAGAAAGTACAAAAGGCATATTACCAGCATATGTAAGAGAGGGCAAGACTTTATCAGAATATCCTGATGGTACAATCTATTTACTAAACAATACATCAAAAACACATGGCGATATAAAAGACCCTAATCCAAACGAGATATTACAACGTAGATTAAGTCAAAGATTAGCATTTACATCACTAAAACTTGAAATTACAGTCAATGGCTTTACTGGTGTACAAGCAGGTGATGTCATTACCTTTGAAATGCCTAGTTATGAGCCTAGAGTCGCAGGTGAACAAAAAGATAATGACCGTTATTTAAGTGGTAGATACCTTGTTACTTCATTAAGACATATGGTCAATCAGGCAACAAAAAAACACATAATGGTATTACAATGTATGAAAGACTCAGTACGAGTTAGTTATCCGTCAGAGGCCAACGATACATTTATAGATAGAGAAAAGAAACAAGAAGGAATTATAGACGTTTACGAATTAGACGATATACTACTAGACAATCTTAGTAAAAGCTTCAAGTAAAAGCTTCTAGTAACTAAGATTTCCGCCGCTGAAGACGCTTCTCCCAGCAAGACGAGAGGCAAACACTTAACGGCCATTGTAGAATAGAGTAAAAGAAACAAAAAGATGAGAAAACTGATAAAAAACATCAAAAAGACCATAGATAAGTTGCTCCATAGAAATTGTGAGACCGACCAATGCTGTGGACACTGTGAAACGGCCAACGATAAGGCCTATGAGAAAACAAACATTAAGTTATATGAAAAAGACAATACATATGAGGAACTATATGAAAAAACTGATAGATAAAGTAGAGCTAGCGTACTTTAGATTTAAATATGCTTACTTTTATAAGGGTTTTAATGGCCTGATAGAGGAGATAAAGTCGGCCTTGCGTATGCGTAAGGATTAAATAAATAGGCAAAAATAGTGTATAGTGAGTGCTTATTAAAGGGCGAGCTAACGAAAGAAAAGAAACATGAACGAAAACTTTTTAGGATATAACGGGTTTATCTGGTTTAACGGCGTTGTTGAAGATAGGCAAGACCCTCTCTATGCAGGCCGTGTAAAGGTCAGAATACTTGGCCATCACACAGAGGACAAAACAATATTACCAACGGCCGATCTACCTTGGTGTTTATGTGTGTTACCTATTACTTCTAGTGGTATTAGTGGAGTCGGCCAATCTCCGTTAGGTTTGGTAGAAGGAAGTTGGGTGTTTGGTTACTTTAAAGATGGTGGCAGCCGACAAGAGCCTGTCATTATGGGCAGTTTACCTGGTAATCCGATTGAGTTGGCCAATACTTCAAAAGGTTTTTATGACCCTAACGGCATTTATCCAAAGTACAAGAACGAGCCAGATGTCAATAGGTTGGCCGTTAATTCAGAAAGCAATCCTCATTTAGGTTTAGAATTACGAAAGGCAACAAGGATCACTGGCGTCCCGACAGCCGATTACAACGCAATGGAGCTGGCCGATGGTACTACAACGGCTGCGTCAGATGGTGACACATGGAATCAACCAGAGATACCGTACAATGCAAGTTACCCATATAATCATGTTTACGAAAGTGAAAGTGGCCACATAAAAGAATTTGATGATTCGGCGGCCAATGAACGAATATACGAGGCACACCGAACAGGCACCTCTTACGAAATAGACAAAGACGGTAACAAAATAGAAATAATTAAAGGCGCCTATTACAACATCACAAGTGGCCTAGCACAACACTTAATTGAAGGCAACTCAGATATTACAATAGGTGGCCGTCATAAGATTTACATTAACAAAGATGGTGGCACCGATAACCACTACGATATACAAATAGGTCCAAACGCCAACGTAAACATACAAGTTGACAAAGGTGACATTAACCTAAACACCATAGATGGCCGTATAAACATGAACGCAGGTGGTGATTATAACTTAAAGGTTGGTGGTAACTACACCGTATCAGTGGCAGGCAATACAACAGAAACAATAGAAGGCACAAAGACAAGCAACACAACAGGTGCAGTAATACACAGAGGTAAGACCATAGACCTTAACCCATAAACAGCCTAGGTGCTTAAGCTGGCAAAACGCCAGCTAAACTATAATTACTCATTTACTATACACACTATACAGGCCTTAATTAAATCACATCTCCAGACTGGAAACGCTTTTTTTACTTCCTTTAGATGAAAAATTTCCTTGGATATTTTTTATACTGGAAAGATCGTTTTTATTACTATAGAACAACGACTTTATCTTTGAGCCATATAACCACTTATACAAATCATATATTGGTCTTATCAGTGGTATATTAATTACTCTCTTACCTCTTACTACTATCATATGACCTATCAGACGGCCACTTATATAACTAAACCCTACACAACCTCTAATTATCATACTTTCTTCTAAACCACATACGCCACAACGCAGACCTTGTCATAGACACCACTGTAAATATTAATGCAATGCCTATACTATCAAAGATACTTGGATGTAAGTCAAATAAAGGAAAGATTAACAGTTGTATTAGTACGGCCAATATAAAACCACTACCTACATCTATTATACTTTCTGTTATATCTCTTTTCATATGGCCTATTATACACATATTGAGAATATTGTCAAGCCGTCAAGGACAAAGGAATTATACATAGTGGTGTTGAAACTTCCAGGAAAAGCTCCAGGTACTACTCCAGGAAGAGATCACTGAATAGTGGTGAATAAACAACGCAGGAAAAAAATCGGAAAAATTGACTCTCTTTTTCTCTAAGCCATTGATAGAAGTTATAAATAAAAGTAAACTTCGTGGCCAAATCAAAGAAACGCAGTTATCGTAGTGAATACGAATCCTATCAACCTAATAGTCCTTTAACTCAACACTATATTACAACAGGTGCAGTATTGCCTGAAAAGAAAAATGTTAAACTTTTGTTAAAATCAAAAAAGAAGCGTTAAATACTATTGTATAAACTCTAAAGTAAAACATAGGAAACCTAAATGAGAATAATTACAATTTTAATCATGTTATTGATGACCACTACATTATATGCAAGAGATCAAATTAACATAGTAGGATCTTCAACAGTTTATCCATTTTCAACAGT